TATAGAAAGGGCTAATAATTGTTTCATTAATTTTACTAGAATTTCTATTCATTCCTTTTAATAAAGCAGCAGACATTTCTACTTCACTTCTAGAATATCCTGTAGTCATTGTACTTGAAACCCAAGCACCAATTGCTGCTGACATTACTAGGTCGTCATTTTTGCCTTTCATTGCTTGAGGCTTATTATTCTTGTATACGAAAGTCTTTAATTCATCGTACAATCTAGTTGACCTAATTTTTAACTTTTTATTTCTTACTAAGTCTTCAAAGTTGGATAACATTTTAGGTCTTGTATCTGCTCTAGTAATATAACCTGCTTTTCCTATATTGTTTTTATCACCAAAAAGAAATTTATTTTTTTCTTTATTACTTTCAAAATAAATATTTTGGTATTCCATATCACGAATTTTCATTAAAACTGTATAGCCATATGCATTTTGTTCAGGACAAATTACAGCTTTATTATATCTTCTTGCAATGTCATATAACAAAGAAGCAAAATGATCTGGCGGAATCTTACTTTTAAATTCGCAATCTATTGTAAAATCTTTGCAATTAAAAACATGAAAAGTAGAATAATCTCTTCCGTCACCTCTAGCAACATCAGCTGATACTAGATAACTTACACCTTCTTTTGGATATTCCCAATACCACACAGCATTGTCTGGGCCGCTAGTTTCAATTGGAGCTTTATGCTGCATTTGAAGCTCCATCATAAATTCGCTAGTAAAGAAAGTTTCGCCACTTGTAGCAAAG